TTTTTTTTTGTCCATCGCGTTTGACACTAAACGCGCACCATGCTATGTTCACCATGCGTTGTTTGACAAGTGAATCGGACCGAACGTATTGGGCCGCGCGCGCGGTCCGATGCGACACTCGCGCATGGGCGCATCATGTGTCGTATGTCATCCGTGCGCGGCCTACTCACAGAAAGGAACAAGACCTATGGCGACCATCTCCAATGATCCCGTCACGCTTGCCGTGAAGGCGTATGAGGCGAGCGAGGGATTTTCTCAGAAGGCGGAAGCGGCATTTGCCGCGTTCGTCTATCACTGTGACGCTATCCTGTCGGACCCGGAACGCGGCGCTTTCGCGCCAAGCGCGGAATGGGTCCCATGGGAACAGGGGAAGCGCCGCCGTGATTTGGCCAATGCGCTGCGGGGCATCCTGTTCGGCGATGATCCTTTGCCGAGCAAGAGGAAGGTCGGCGCGACCGCCTACAACAAGGCGCGCGCCGAGCGCACCCGGCAACAGCGCGCCTGCGATCAGGCCGTTGCGGCAATCGCGGGTATCCGGCGCGGGCAGTCTGCCACCAGCCGCGCGCCGGAGTGGCGCAATGGCGAGTTGTTGCTTCCGCTGGACTACTTTGTGCCAGCGGATATTCTCGCCAGCGTCAATCTTGTGATGCTGTTCGGCAACAAGATAACGAAGCCGCCGAAGCCGGGTGAGTCCTACATGCTGCCAATGACGTCCACCACTAGCGAACACACTGTTCGCTATGTGACGTCAGACAAGGAAGGAAACCCGGTCGAAGCGTTCACCCGAATCAGGGTGACGCGCGCCAGCATTGCCAAGATTGGCGCACCGCCCAAGGCGGAACGCGAGAATGAGGAAGGCGACCGAAACGAGACTGATCCTGTCGCGCGCGTTCCGCTTCCTCAGGCTACGGCAGCGCTTCATTCCGCGCTTGCTGCGGCAGATTATGTCGTGGCAGGTGATGCGGCAGACGCGTTCCTTGACTTGCTCCGCGCTTGGCGAGATGCCAGCCCGGCGAACCGCAAGGCGCTTCTGGATATCGCTACGGAACCTGCGGCGAGCATCGCGCAAAGCGCCGCATGACGTCAGGCCTAGGCCAGCAATGGCCTAGGCCACCCCTACGAGCCCCACACGGAGCCCCCGTGTGGGGCTTTTTTTTGTCCTATCCCTAGGCATCTTTGCCTAACCCCCCTGACTGCGTGCCTATCCCCACACCCCTCCCCAGCGCAAATAATGCGTGACGCCCGGGCGCGGATGGCCTAGCATGTCCTGCCAGACATACAGGCAGGCAGGCAGGCAGGCAGGCAGGCATGCACACAAGTTGTGGGTGCCACGTGGTGTCGTGACGCAACTAATGTGGGGTGTCGGGCTTGACAGTAATGCATTTGTGTGGTATATATACAGACAAGTCGTGAGGTGAGTGCACAACATGTGCACATTCTTTCACGATAACCTGTAGCAATGGTGCTGCAGGTTGTTAGAAGGAGGCACAACTAGTGAATGACGAAAAGAGTGTTCGCGCTGACGTTTCGTCGAGCGCAAAGGCGTTCCTCAGCAACGTCAAGCAGGTGGCCATCAAGGCATTTGATGGCCGCATCAGCGTGGTCCTCGTCACTGAGGACCGGCCTGTGTATGCCTGTGCGTTCGATCCCGAAGACATTCAGCGCGTGGTCAATTACGCGCAGCGCAGCGTCAATGCACTGAATGTGCTGCGCAACGCGAAGAACGACATGGTGGCAGCCATCCAGGCCGTCCGTGTGCTCACGGATTGTGACATCAAGACTGCGAAGGACATTGTGGAAACGCTGCTGAATCAGTAGCGTTTCATGGGAGTGAGCACAACTTGTGCTCGCTCCCTCTCGAAGAACCGCTGCATGGTGCGGCGGTTCTTTGTGGGGGAGACACAACAAATGTGCAAGAGCGGAGACAAACTAAAGGCCAGCCCTTGTGAGGCTGCGTTGTCAGTTGTTGCGGCACAACTTGACAACGTCATCTCTGCGCTAGAAGCGGAGCAGCACGAGCACGCGTGGGAACTGCTGCACGAGTTGCGATACATGGTGCGCAATGTGCAGATGGGAGGCTGAACATGACGTTTGATGAAGCGTGCCGCGCCGTCGTGCGCGCAGCCAAGGGTGCGAAGCCTGGGCATGGGCTGCAATATGCAGCAGCCTACGCGCAGGCTGGCATAGGCATGACAGGTGAGGAGCGTCGTGTACAGGCGCTCTATATCCTAGCCAACCTCACCACCTGGCGTGGTGAGGAAGCACAACAAGTAAAGGCTGTGCTGCGTGACGCCAGCAAGAAGGTGGGCTAATGCGCAACTGGCGTGCTTGGCTGCAAGCCTTCATTGACTTGGTTGCTATGACCATCCTACTGTGTGTGCTGGTCGTGGCCATCACGTTGTTGTTTGGCACAGAGAAGCAGGCCAATGACTTAGGCTTGTTGTTTCTGTCCGTGCGGCGTAGCCTAGGACTGTAAACAAGCATGAGGAGGATGCAATGATCAGCACTGAAAACAGGAAGGGCCTCGGCACCCTGACCTATGACCATATCCTCAAGACGCACGGAGCGGCAGCGGCAGAAGAATGGCGGCGCAAGCGCAGAAAGGCGCTCGCCAAGAAGCGTGCGCAGCACGAGAAAAACGTTGCTGCGCGTGCATTCCATAATCGCAGCAAGACGCGGTAGAACGTGTGGGTGGCTGCACAACTTGTGCAGCCACTCCTTCCCGATGAACCGCTGCATGGTGCGGCGGCTCCTTGTGAAGGAGGACCTACAATGCCAAAAGTTATCTACTCCGCAAACAGGCAGGCAGGCAGACAGGCAGCACTGCCCAATGCAGCGTCTTGAGCACACTGGCCTTGAAGGTGATGGAGAAGAGTAATGAACAAGACATTCATCCGCTACTTCATTTATGCATCTGACGACCCGGACGACAAGGAGTTGGACATTGACCCCATGGTTGTGTGTGCATCACCAGCCGATGCTGATGCACACGTTGATGAGTTGTTGTGGGAGTATGACTATGTGTGGGTGGACGAAGTGACTTGTGTTGCTGCAGTCCGCTTGCTTGAACGTGAAAGAGGTGAGGACTACAAACACTAACAGGTTGACAGTGACAGCAGACTGCTGTATAATGCATATTGCGCTCTAGGAAAGGAGGCAGACATGAAGCGCATTCACATTGGTTCTGTGTCCTCCGGCACGACACGGTTGGAGGACATTGGTCCTGCCGTCCTCGATGTAGCACTTGATGTGCTGCCGAGTGACGAAAGGTTCGATGAACTGCTTCGTGATGCTCACGAGGCAGACGAGCGCGAGTGGTCGGGCGAATACGACAGTGAAGTGCTGGATGAACTCATTGACGCGATCAATGAGTTCTGCCCGCCATACGTGTATTTCGGCGCGCACTCTGGCGACCCTGCAGACTTCGGCTTCTGGCCAGACTTCGATGCCATCGAACAAGATGTGCGCGATGGCGTGATCCTCAAGACAGATGGGGACGTGCCAGAAGACTGGCGTGGTTATGTGTTGCAGGTGAATGACCACGGCAACACAACCATGTGCTTTGCAACACGGAAGGGAGTGGAGGTGCTATGGGACTGCGTGTGACTGACATAGGTCACCTGCAGAACTGCCACATTGATTGGGATGCCATGAGCGACGAGCAGTGTCGCAAATGGGAATACATCCATAACTGCATGAATGCTGCAGGCTTCAAGATCGCTGCCAAGCACATGGCAGAGATTGTGCACATGGTGAGCAGCCCAAAGGCGCTGCGTGCATTGGAACGTGCATGGCAGCGATATGCAGGCAGAAAGGAGCCATAACATGTTCCAGAGGCGACATTTCAAGGTGTTGTCTGAATGGGTATGCAGCCGTGCCGACGTGTCAGAAGCGGCATGCCTGTCATTGGCAATCATGCTCAAGATGCACAGTCGGCACTTCAAGGCAGTGCGCTTCTTCCAAGCATGTGGCTACAGCAGAGACGACGCAAACAGGCTCGCAGAGCGCGTGGACAAGGAGTGCGGGATATGAAGTTGAATCCGGACTTCAAGGCCAAGTGGGTAGCTGCATTGCGCAGTGGTCAGTATGTGCAGGCACGCAACCAACTCATTGCAGACTACGAGATGCCGGACGGCAGACAGGCATTGTGCTGCCTCGGCGTTGGGTGTGTTGCCAGTGGCATACCTGCAGTCAACTTGCATGGCTTCAAGTTGCCTACTCTACTTCATGTGCATGGTTGGTGGCAGGAACATGGTGATGGTGACGGCTCACCATGTGACCCTGCCGTGATGGTGAACGGCAAATACTACACACTGTCAGATTTGAACGATCGGCTCAGACTGACGTTTGAAGAGATTGCCGACATCATCGAGCAACAACTGTGAAAGGAGAATGTGCTATGAAGTTGAAGCCAGAGTTCAAGACTAAGTGGGTTGCTGCACTGCGCAGCGGCAACTACAAGCAGGCATACCATTCCCTTGTTGACTGGGATCCATCTGAACAGGGCCCACGTGCCTTCTGCTGCCTTGGTGTTGGATGTGTTGTGAGTGGCGTGGACCCAAAGGACCTTATCAACCTCAACTTGCCTACGAGGTCACATGTAGATGACTGGTGGGACGGTGACGGTGGCCCCTATGTTTCACCGTATGACCCTTGGGTGCGTGTGTATGGTCTTGACTATAAGTTGTCCGATGTGAACGACAAACTCAGGCTGAACTTCGAGCAGATCGCAGACATCATCGAGCAACAACTTTGACATGCACACATTCCCAATGCAGCCGAGGCGGTCACTCACAGTGCATCGCCTCGCTGACTGCTGGATTGTCTGGTTGTCAGGGTCACACTTGACTGTAAACCAGACATACGCTATACTCTACGACAGTGGTCACGTAGAGTATGTGAAGCAGACAAGTGACCACTACGACGTGGTGCGTATTGCACCACAAGAGCAACAGAAGGAGCAGAAAGGTGAGCAACACAATGAATGACGTCGAGATGGAGCGTGCGCTCCGCACTGCCACTGCGTGGGCTAAGGACACCGTGGCAAAGACATGGCTCGAGTTTGAGCCCGATGCCTACAACCCGCAGCCAGAAATCCGCTACACCAACCGTAGTGTGTGGGAACTCACACTCTACAAGGATGGGCGAGCGTTTGTGTCCTGCGGTCCCATGCTGTCACAAGCAGTGGCAGACATGGTGCTGCAGATCAACAACCACTTCAACAACAAGAAGGAGGCAGTGCTGCTGCTTCAGGCCTCCACTGAGGAGGGCTAAATGGCCACGTTCACAGACAAACTGATCACGGCCTTCCGCAACCTTGGCGTCAAGAATGGCACCAAGTATCCTGCGGCGGTCAACAGTCCTGACGTGCAGGCTGCCATCGAGTATGCAATGGCATCTGCATTGTCGAAGGCTGCGGAAGAACGCAAGCAGATAGCACGCCAAGCCGTGATGCCGCTCGTCGAGCGGTATCAAGACAACCTCGGCACACACGTTGTCGTGGACTCGCCATTTGTCACGCTCACTGCACAAGTTGTGCGTGGTGCGCGACGCTTGGACGAGAGGCTGCTGCTTGACAACATCATGAAGCAGTGCAACCTCGACAAGCGTGCAGCACAATCTCTGATTGACCAGAGTAAGGTCACTGGAGACAACCAGTTGCGGCTGACTGCCACATTGGCAGAGTAGCCCACTGCGTCTAGGAGTGGGGAGCGTTCCTCCTTTCCGCTGAGTCCCCTGCTGGCAGCGCGCTGCGCTGCGTGCCGCAAGGACTAACCCCACTGAGCGGCACACCTGTTTCAACCATTGGAGCATCGTATGAGCAATGTCATATCACTCACACCCAAGACTGTGCGTGGCCGCACGCGCAACTGTGCGTGGTCGTATAGTTACGACCGCAACACACGCACGTGGACATGGCGCGTCGAGGTGGCTATCGAACCACAAGTGTTCTCTGGCACTGCTAACTCTGAGCAGGAAGCCAAGCAGGTGATCCACTCTATCATATACAGTGGAAAGGTGCCATCTCGATGAGACGACAACATGAAGGACACACCATTTGACAGGCAACTGTTTGTCACCATGACACCGCAAGAACAGTTGGCGTGGCTGAACCAGTTGCGCGAACGCAGGCTGGCAACCGTCAGGATGTATCAGCAGAAGATGGCACAGATAGCCGCTGACAAGCGTGCTAAACTGACTGCCAAACTTGAACGTGCGTTCGTTGCGATGGAGAAGGCATACGCCAAGTTTGAGGAAGCATCAACCAAACTGGATGTGCGCATCACTACGATGCACGCATTGCTTGCCATGACAGAGGACGCAGATGAAGAACAGCGAGATACGGGAACTGCTGAGGGGGAAGATTATTCCTGAACTCGGCAAGGTGCTCATTGCCATCAACGAACGGTTGGCTGCCCAACACCAACAGATTATGGAGTTGGCACGCATGCTCGACACGTTGGCCACTGCACTGCAAGTGCAGGCACAGACTGTGCACAAGATGCAGAGCATGATGCCTACTGCGCAGGCAGCCAAGAACTTGGCCGTCAAAGTGGGCAGCGAGGAACACGAAGATGTCCCGCGTTGAGGTGCGGTTGGCAACGGCTGAAGAGTATGAGCAGGGCAAGCGTGGTGAACTGCGCACGTTTGACTATACCAAGTTGAACGCGCTCACGACTTGTCCAGTGTGGGGGTTGACACGCTACACACACCACAAGACAACCAGCATTGCTTCTGACGATGCACCTGCACCGCTGCGGGCAGGCAAGGTGCTACATGAGTGTTTTGCTGCCATCCGTCTATGGACGCTTGGCTATGCACAACACGAGTGGGAACTGTATGAGACAGAAGGTGTCAGGCTGTTCGGTGCTGACCGCTTCCAGGCACTCAAGGACGTGGCACAACAAGGCTTCAAACAGAGTGACCTCAACACTTCACTGCGCAACATCGCAATGGAGTGCCTAGCAACTGCTGACTATGTGGAGGACCCAGATGACAAACGACGCACCTATTCTAATCTCGAAGGCAGCCTGCTCTATTACGTTCAACGATGGGACCACACTCGATATCCCGTCTGGGTCCCGAGTGCAGATAGTGCCAGTGGAACATTGGTGCATGGGCTGCAACGAGGAGGGCGTGTCTCCGGCATTGAGCGCCCATTTGCTCTACACATTAGTTGTGCCGATGGGGGCTTTGCGCCCTTCCTCTACGTCGGACGCATCGACGGCATCCACTATGACCCACGAACACAACAAGCAATCGTAATGGAGAACAAGTCAGCCACGCGGCTCAACGATGCATGGCGCTTGTCATTCCACACGTCACCACAGGTCACTGGTTACACAGTGGCAGGCTCACTGCTGATTGAGCAGCCAGTGCAACGTGCATGCGTTATTGGCCTTGCACTACCACTGCCACGTGTGTTGTCGGATGGCCTTGCCATTGAGATGGTGGAGCGTCACACTGAGCAGGTGAACTTGTGGATGGATTGGGTGTTGCACACAGTCGAATTACACGACAAGTGGCAAGACCAGCCTATGCAGGCACCTAGGCACTACCAGTCGTGCAACCGCTACTTCCGTCCATGTCCACTCGTGTTCTTGTGTGCATCGCCTGCCGATGAGCGTGAGGCTATGTGGGCCGACATGCGCACTGACGTGTGGAATCCTCTACACGGAGACGATGACGAATGACTATCACCATAGGCTCATTCGACGTGCAGCCAGGCACAGTCAAACAACAATTGTTGACAATGTTGTTGTGGGGCAAGCCCGGTTGTGGCAAGACCGTGCTGGCAGGCACTGCACCAGCAAAGCGGTTGTGGTTGCAGTTTGACCCTGCAGGCACGGCGTCGCTCACTCCTAGTGACGACAACCTGATTGTGGACCTGTCAGGCATTGACCCTAAGCGGCTTGACACAATCAAGCAGGGCTCAACGTTTGAGGCTGACTTGGTGAAGTTGCTACGCACACGCGATGACATTCAAACTGTCATCGTTGACAGCCTTACGTCACTAGGACAGACTGCCTTGACATATGCAATCCTTAGCGGTAAGGCTAACAAGGGTTCATTCAAGGCAACACTTGAGGACCCAGGGCAGACAGGGTTTGGTGTGCGTCTTGCAATCGTGCAGGACTTCGTGAAGTTGGTGCTGCGTGCATGTGCCGACTACAAGAAGCACTGCATCTTCATCTGCCATGAGAAGGATGCACGTGCGGAGACTGTGAACGGTAAGAGCATGGTTGTGGAAATCACCATGAACCTTGGTGGTCAACTCAACAACAACGTTGGGTTGAGCATCAGCGAACTGTGGTATGTAGAGGACACAGGCAAGCAGCGCCTGATCTATCTACGCAACCACGGTGTGAAGCGGCCCATGCGCACACGCATGTTCTTGGTCCCGCCTGACAAGCAGACACTTGTGTGGGAGTATGACCAGACAACCAACACTGGCGACACCATCGCAAAGTGGTATGCTGCATGGCAGGCCAACGGATTCAACAAGTTGCCGCTCGGCGCGAAGGTCATAGACCGACCCGTCGAGCCTATAGTCACCGAGGGCTAACACTCTCGGCGAACAGTCCACACAACGAGTGACGGGTTGACGCTATGTGTGGACTAACACCCGCTCAACCCAACCATAGTGAGGAGTGCAACTGTGAGCGAACTTCCTAGCGTGATGGAACTCGATTTTGACCTCAACGATGCGAAGCCGCCGGTGCCGCTGCCGGAGGGTGAGTATCGTGCAACGGTGCGCGCGATTGAGCGTGCCATCTCCAAGAACAGCGGCAAGGACATGGCCGTTATTGACTACTTCGTGTCGCCCGACCAGTTTCCGCCGGACTACACGGACGGCAACCCGGATGGTGAGGTGCTGCGCACCTACATCAGCCTGGACATGTCGGTGCCGCGCAACCGTTACCGGTGGAAGCAACTGCACCAGATGCATGGGGTGCGTATCATTCCTGGTCGCCTCGACCTGACCGCCTTCATCGGTCGGGACGTGATCGTGCAGGTCACGCATGAGGACTACCAGGGCGAGATGCGCCCCCGTGTCAACCCGATCCGCGAGGCGTAAAAACCTCTTGCGGAGACTGCCACGGCACGCTATATGTGTGCCGTGGTTCCTACCACAACAACCCTAGGAGACTGAAAGTATGGCCAAGAACCCTACTGAGAAGCGTTCCGCTACCAAGCGCACCACTCCGCCTGAGCGGACGCTCTACATTGTGTTTCAACCGGGGACCAGCCCGGACTTCATCAAGCAGGTGAAGGAGAGCATCCGGACTCTGACTGGCAACGGGCGGGTTGTTATCGACGCATTCCGTCAAGGGGACCAGATGCCGGTCCTCCCGCTCACGGTGGACGTGGAGCGTCGCCCGCGCGTTGCTGGCGCGCCGGAACTCCCGGCTGCTTGATGCAGGGTTGTGCTAGTGCCCGTAGGGTGCTCGCAGCGGCCTGAGTAGCGAAGGCAGCACAACAGGGCGGCAGGCTGATCACCTGCCGCCCAACCTGCTACCACAAGGAGCACACACAATGAGTAACAAACCAACCCGTGTTGAAGTGCGTGTGCCTACTACACCATCACTACGGGGCGTGGGCATTGAAGCGAAGCGGTATAAGTCCACCATCCGCCTGACGGAGGATGACTACAAGACACTGCTGGCTGCTGCTGAGAAGGCAGGCGTGCCGTTGGCCACGTTCATGCGCACAGTGATTACTGATGCTGCTGCACAGTATGTGTCGGAGGATGCGAGCAATGGAGTTGAATGAGCAGCAGCAGCGTGCAGTCAGGCGTTGCCTTGGGCTGGACCCAAGTCACAAGTGGCGAGTTGTTGCCGTCACTGGTCCAGCAGGCACGGGCAAGACCACCATCATCCGCACAGTGTATGAGCAGTTGGTGGATGCAGGCTACTCGCCTGTCATCGCAGCACCAACTGGCAAGGCAGCACGTCGTGTGACTGAGGCAACAGGCTGCCCTGCCAAGACTATTCACAAGTTGTTGGAGTTCCCTCGTCCAAACGAAGTTGACCCCAAGACTGGCAAGTATCTTGACATCACACTACCCAAGCGCAACAAGAACAACCCACTGCAGCACGACACGGTTATCGTTGACGAGTATGCAATGGTGAACCGTGAGTTGCATCGTCAGTTGGTAGATGCCATGCCTGCAGGCAGCCGACTGTTGGTGTTTGGTGACAACCAGCAACTACCACCAATCGAGCCTAAGCAGACAGGCAAGCCCTCCATCTTCAAGGAGTTGTTGGACAAGTGTGACGGCATTGTGCTCGACACAGTGATGCGACAGGACGCTGACAGTGGTGTGCTAGCCAATGCTAGGCGCATCCTGCAGGGTGTTGCACCTGTTGACAACGCTGACTTCAAGCGCATCATCACGGACAGGCCCATTGATGCACTGGTAGCAGAAACGCAGCGTCATGACTTCCGCAAACTGCACAACCAAGTCATCGTGCCGGGTAACAATGGGTGGACTGGCACAGCCAAGTTGAACATCCTGTTGCAGATGTTGTTGTGGCCAGAACAACGCCCAATGCTGTCGCTGCCTCGCCACCCATGGAGCAGGTATAAGGACTTCGTTGCAACCATTGGTGATGTGCGCATCCCATTCAAGGCAGGACTGTCCGTTGGCGTTGGTGACAAGGTGATGATGACCAACAACTGGTATGAGTTGGAGTGTGCTGACGGCTCGTATGGTGTGATGAATGGCGAGGTGGGCATCGTCATTGACATTGACGAAGAACTTGGCGAGGTGGTTGTTGACTTCGACAACCGCGTATGCCGCATCCCACCGATCGTGCAGACAGTGCATGAAGGTCGCGTGCGGACAGGCTATCCACAGAAGGACTTGGACCTTGCATATGCAGTGACAACGCACAAGATGCAAGGCAGTGAATGTGAGCACGTGTGCTATGTGCTCAACAAGTCAGCCATCAGCCTGTGCAATAGGCGTAACTTCTACACTGCCATCACACGGGCACGCAAGTCCGTAACACTCATCACTGACACCAAGGCATTGTCTGTGTCTGTGACCCGCAAGGAACCGATGGAGTTTTCACGATGAAGTTCATCTTCCTTAATGGTCCACCCCGCAGTGGCAAGGACACTGCTTGCAATGCTATTCTATCCATGCGGCATCCATCAATACGGGTGATGCGACGCATGTCTGAGCCACTCAAGGCTGGTGTTGCAGGCATCTTCGGCTGGACTGCTGAGCAGCAGCGCCAATTTGAGGAACGCAAGGACTCACTTGAGGTTGCTGACACCAACAAGACGTATCGTGAGTGGCAGATTGCCCTGTCTGAGGACTTCCTCAAGCCCAAGGCAGGACAAGACATCTTTGGTCGTCTATTCTTGCAATACTGCTTGCAGCATGGCTCACCGCATCACGTGTGGGTGTGCCCAGATGCAGGCTTCAAGGCAGAGATCATGCCCATACTGCGTGTGTTCAAGCCACACAACTTGTTCCTCATACACATTGTGCGCCCAGGCACTGACTTCAGCAATGACAGCCGCAGTTACTTTGAGTTGGAAAACGTAGCCACCATGCAACTGCACAACTTTGGTGAACGCCACGAGTTGGAAGCAAACGCTGCACGGTTTGCACGTCTTTGGTTGGACTCGTTCGCATGACAGTAGGACACATCAACCGTCAACTAGTTGAGAAGTGCCAGCAACTAGGGCTAGAGTATGACTGTCTAGCAGATGGCACTAGCGAGGCGGAACTCGCTATCGTAGCCGAGGCACCCGGTGAACGTGAAAGTGAGATGAAGTTGCCGCTTGTCGGCAAGTCAGGACAGATTGTGTGGCGCACGCTGGACAAAATCGGCATCCGGCGGCATCAGTGCTACATAACTAATGTCGTCAAGCGGCAACTTGTCTCGCTATCCGGCCCTAAGTCAGGCATCAGCAAGAACGAAGAGCAGCACTGGCATGGCCTTGTGCGTTGGGAGTTGAAGCAACTGCCCAACCTCAAGTATGTACTGGTGATGGGCAACAAGGCGTTGGAGGCGCTGATTGGTGTCACTGGCATTGATGCTTGGCGAGGTACAGTCAAGTTGGTAGATGGCATCTACTACTGCATGACCTACAATGCAGCACACGTCATCCACAAGCCGTCACTGGAACGTGTGCTTGCACTCGACGTGGCCAAGTTGGACCTTGTGCGGCAAGGGAAGTGGCGTGACCATGAGATCACCCCACTCATCAACCCATCACCAAGTGAGGCCATTGCATGGTGTGAGAAGATGATACAGGAAGGCAAGCCTGTTGCCTTCGACATTGAGACCATGAGTGGAGAGACTGCATGTGTAGGGTTCGCCAATGATCCACACATAGGCATGTGCATCAACTTCCGCACACGAGACACGCACACATATAGTGACCGTGATGAGTTGCGTGTGCGTGTGGCTATACAGCGTGTGCTCCGTCACCCTCGTGTGCGCCTCATTGCGCAGAATGGGGCATTCGACTGTGCATGGTTGTGGTATAAGGACCGCATCAAGGTTGATCCACTATACATGGACACCATGCTGGCACACCACACACTCTATCCTATCTGGCCACACAGTCTAGCGTTCTTGACTGCACAATACACCACGCACCCTTACTACAAGGACGACAAAGACACATGGCGGGAAGGAGGTGACATCAACCAGTTCTGGGAATACAATGTGCGTGACTGCTGCATCACGTTGGCTGCTGCTGAGGCTATGGAGCAGGAGTTGAAGCAGCAGAACCTGTGGGACTTCTTCACTGGTCATGTCATGCGGCTACAGCCAGTGCTGATCAGCATGACAGTGCTTGGCAATCGCATTGACTTGCAGATGAAGGCTGAACTTGCTGCCAAGTTCGAGGCTGAGGTGGAGCAGTTGCGTTTGCAGTTTGAGAAGGAAGCAGCCGAGGCAGTAGGGGACCCTGACTACAAGGTCAATCCGTTGTCGTGGCAGCAACTGGGTGACTGGATGTTCCGCAAGTTGCGGTTGGTAGGACGTTCCACGTCCACTGACGATAGCAACAGGCAATACATCATCAACTCACCACGCACACCAGAGAAGGCTCGTCAGGCACTCATCACACTCAACCGCTTCAAGGAACAACACAAACTGCTTAGCACATATATCAATGCCAAGGTGGACGAGGACGGCCGGATGCGCAGTGACTACAAGCAGTTTGGTGTAGTCACCGCACCTGGCAGGCTGTCTAGCAGCAAGACACTGTGGGACAGTGGGATGAACTTGCAGAACCAACCAGAGAGCCTGCGTGGTCAGTTCATCGCAGATGAAGGGTGTTGCTTTGTTTACTACGATGGTGCACAAGCAGAAGCACGCATCGTGGCATGGGAAGCACCTATCCCCAAGTGGCAACACCAGTTCGAGATGGCACGGCTGCATCCAGGCACGTATGATGCACACCGAGCACTTGCAGCAGACATGTGGAACATACCATATGAGCAAGTGCCATCAAAGGACTGGGACCCAGAGACAGGCAAACACACGCTGCGATACATCGCTAAGCGTTGCCGTCATGGTCTCAACTACCGTATGCAGGCTGCACGACTGGCAGAGGTGACTGGCCTGACGTTGGCTGAGGCAACAGAGGCCTACAACGCATATCACGCAGCAACACCAGAGTTGCGTAAGTGGTGGCAGGACGTGATTGACGAAGCACGTAAGAACCGCATGGTGTTCAACTGCTATGGTCGTAGGCTTGTGTTCTTGGGCAGCACACTTGACGAGGAGTTGCTCGACGCCCTGATTGCGTTCAAGCCGCAGTCAGGACTTGGCGACCACGTGACGCGCACTATGTATCTATGTCATGATGACCCTAAGTGGCCAGCCTATGCAAGGATAGTGTTCAACAACCACGACAGTATCACGGCCATGTGCCGCATTCAGGACAAGGAGCGTGTTGCGGCTATCATGAAGAAGTATGCTGAAATGCCGCTACTCATCAAGGGACAACAACTCATCATCCCTGCTGAGGTCAAGGCCAGTGTGCCTGATGAGAAAGGTGTGCATCGTTGGAGCAACCTGAAACCATTGGAGGTGTGACTATGGCTGGCACCATCAAACCCCGAACAGTGTGGGCTGCTATATATCCAGGACAACGTAGGATTGACCAAGGGCGTCTCTATGATCTCCATGCAGCAGCATGGAACGATTGTGTGAACACGTTTGTGTGGCGCACTTACCAAGAAACGGGCACCTGGCCACTTAGGACTCGTGCTGCTGCACGTAAGGCAGGATACCGCGTGGCCAGGGTGCGTATGGAGGTTGTGGAGGATTGAATGTTCCGTCCTAAGGAGTCCACCTTCTTGCACCACTACATGCAGTGGTGCAGTGGGCTAGAAACCAACCGCAACTACGACCTGTGGGGAGGACTGTGGGTCCTCTCCAACGCAGTCAGCCGTGTAGTGGTGGTTGACCGCCCTAGCATTCCAGTGTTCCTCAACCAATACATCATCTTTGTTGCTGAGAGTGGCATCACACGCAAGTCAACTGCTGTCAGCAAGGCAGAACAGTTGTTGTCACAGTTCCAGGATCCCTACCGCATTGACATTGCGGGTAGGGTGACTGCTGCACAGTTGCAGAATGCACTCTCCAAACTGCCTGAGGATGTCCCACACAGTCACATTGCTATCACTGCTAGTGAATTGGTGACTGTGTTGGGCAGGGATGGCGGCACCTACGGCATACCAGGACTGCTGACTGACTTGTATGACTGTCCAAACCTCCGCACACGCATCATTGGCGATGTGCGACTAGTCATTGAACGTGTGTATCCTACACTGTTGGGTGCATCCACACCAACATGGCTAGCACAAGCAGTGAACCCTGCCGTCATTGAAGGAGGGTTCACTAGTCGTTGCCTGTTTGTGTATGAAGAACGGCCTAAGAAGATGGTACCATGGCCTGATCCCATGCCCAAACTCGAGATGCTTATGCTTGAGCAGTTGTGGGATGCACGCAAGAAGGCAGAGAAGGTGCAACGCATTCAGTTGAACGAGAAGGCCAAGGCGTTCTTCACATTGTGGTATGTCAATCGGCCAACGCCACCTGCATCTGATGCGTTTGCAATGTCATTCTTTGCACGTGAGGACCATCACGTCCTACGTGTGGCAGGACTGTTGGCAATCAACGATGGCACGTTTGAGGTGCAAGTGTCACAGATGAAGTCTGCCGTCGCACTCATAGAGAGTGTGAAGCGTGGTGCGGGTGACTTGTTCTCTATCAGCCTGCATGAGCGTCGCCTGCTAGCCGGTGTGGACCGTCTAATAGCAGTGCTCATCAAAGCAGGCAGTCATGGGATGACCAAATCTGAACTCGTGTTCAAGTTGCGTGAATACATGAACGTCGCAGAGCGTGACATGCTGCTCGACTTGATGCACGAGTTGGATATGGTGCAAAAGTTTGAGTTGCGTGGTGCCCCTGGCAGGCCAACTTACTTGTACCGAGGCACCACGCTACTACTCGACAATGAAGTGCGTCAGCAGTTCACTGAGAGGGTGAAGGCCTTGCTGGCGTAAACTGCCTCATACCGCGTGCAGGGTTGAAGTTCTCTATACGGAACTGGATGCCAAACTCGTCGCTGATGTGCTGCTCCAAGTTCACAATGCTCTCAACTATGCGAACGTTGACATCACGAATGCGGTTGGCTATCCAGTTCTGACCGTAACGCAGCGCTATCGGATCACGGCGCAGTATAGGATCACTGTTGAGTGCAATCATTGCTGAGTATAGGCTGTTGCGTTCATCACGCAATGGCTGCATGTTGTTGAACCCACGTACTACTTGTTGCACAATAGCACGCATTGGTGCCTGATCTTGTGGCGGCAGGCGGTCCAACCAGTCATACTGCGTTTCAACAAACCGTTCACGGCCACTTCCCAACACGCCAGGACGTGTTACATCACGGCTGCCTTGCTGCAACTCACGCATCTTACGCTCGACGTCTCGCACGTATTCTGACGTGATATCAAATGATGGCTGACTGCGTGGACCAGACAGTAGAGGTGCAGCAATAGTTACACGGTCACCAAACCGTTGCCCAATAATGTCACCCAATGCTGACAACGTGGGCCGTGCATCTTGCTGCAACCTGCGCTGTGCAGCCTCTAGGTCCTCTCGATCCATAAACATCGGCAGCACACGCGCGACAAACTGTCCAACACTGCCCCAACTGTTCAACACATTGACAGCCCAGTTGGGCAAAGTGTCAGTGTATGTCTGACCTTCGAAGTATCCTCCTGCACCACGTCGTTCTGTTGGTTGCAGTGATGGCCGGATGCTGATGAAGTCACGCATGTCATAGCCTGCTGCACCAACTGCACTAGCAATGAGTGGCGGCGGTGCCAACTCACCCATACCACGTTGCAGTGCTTCCCACATGGTGTAGGTGTGACGCTCCTCAATCAGCCGACGCAGCAACTCACGGTTCTGCCGCATGCCTTCGGAGTAGAACTTTGGGTCATCTGCTCCCAACGTTGACAGCAGAATGGCCTGTGCAGCAGCAACAAGCGGACCCAGTGGTTGGTCATAAGGCACACGCAGTGCCTGCTCAATAGGCAGTCCAGGCAGGTAGAATGGCAGTGTGCCTGCTACACGGTGCGGTGCGTTGAACACCAAGTCCTGCACACGTGTAGGCTCTAGGCCGTTTGTAATGTCCTCCTCGTCTTGCACCATGGCATTGTAGAGGGCTAGCGTGGTTGGTATGATCACGCTAGTAACCATAGCCATTGTCGTGCGCACTGGGTTCTCACGGAACATCTTGCCGTACTGTGCCAACCCCTGCTTCATGATGGTAGCATACATGAAGGTAGACTCTATGCCCTGCATGGTACGGTTAGCAGGACGCAGTGCAGGGTCGCCAGTAATACGACGCACACGGCTGGTCAGCACACTAAGTGCCTGCTCACGTTCTGGCGAAGCCGTCCTTCGTGTAGTGGTAACACCACGGTCCTCAGGCCGCACGTTGTACATGCGCATGTAGTCGTCGCGGTTGAGACGATACACCATAGACTGTGGCGACGACGCTATAATATCGAACGCTTCACGTGCAAGTTGCCACGTCTCCACAACCTTTGGACCAAGTGGGCTGCGGATTAGTGCATCGCCAACCAACTCACGCAGTTCACGTATGTTAGTGGGGAAGTACCAGTCACGTGGGCGTATTGCCTGATACGAAGGAGACAACGCCGCCACTGATGGAGGCGCACCACCTGTGAAGTCAGCACCAGTGATGGGGTTGTTGCCGATAGCACTCATACGCCGCATCTCGGCATAGATGCTATTCTCGTATATGTCATCAAGACGGCGTAGCAGTGCTGCTAGTCGCTCACCACCAACCATCTTACGAACGAGGCTGCGACTAGACAGCAACTCACGGCGGGTGATATCAGACAACACCCGCACACTCATTGCTGCAAAGTCTTGCGCCATCGCCCATACGATGCCTGGGTACATTGTAGGATCAAGCATGCCAAGGGTGAGGCGGTCATTGGTAAAACGGCGCAGCAGACGGTCCAACCTGCCAGTGGCCAGTCGGCTCATTGGTGCTGCAGTCATCAACCACGTGGTGTAGATGGCTGATATGGGTGCTTGCACGGGACCAGTCAGTGCTGCCAACACACCAGTCGTCAACTCCTGGCCCCACAGACGTGTGGTATTGAGAATGCCTCCTGTCATAGAGGGTGCACTACGCAGTGCCTGATACACTTCAGGCACATATATCTGCACACTGTACTGCTCACCATTCTCCCACCACCGCATAGTGTTGGCACGGTCATCAGGTTCAGGCACCTTGCCACGGTGTATTGGACCGATGATTTGCTTGAGCAGTCGTGGAGCCTTCGTAGGCTCTAGCCTTGCAGCATTCTGAATACGCTCCAAGCCACGGATGACATTACGACGTGCACGGTTTAACTCCGTCTCCGTGATCATACGGATGTCGTAGTCAAGTCGAGCGTCAACATACGATTGTGGACGATCGGCCAGTCCACCTTCGCGGATGCGTCGCAGTGACATGTAGCCTGTGTGCACATCGTACGGATCGTAGTCAGGCACATAGTGAATGTTCGCACGACGCCACTTTTCTGCCATGGCAGGAGTGATGCGTCCCGCCCGCACGAGATACTGTCGCCGACTCTCTGCCCATGCAGCATGTTCGTCAATGTACTCACGCACCTGCGGCGAACGGCGCATGATTGCTGCTAGTTCTCTCTCAATGTCAGCCAACGACTTGTGCGTCATACCGACACGAGCGGGTTCATTTGGTGCAATACGTGATGTAGTGCCAGCCGCTGCGGCACGCTGACGGTTAGACAACTCATCCAACAATGCTTGCACCTGCACAACGTCTGCATGCAGTTCCGGCTGCTCACGGATGAGTGTCTCCATGCGGTCCTGCAACTCACGTTGTGAGAACACCCTGCGTTGTGTGCCATCAGGCATACGGACTGTACGCAAGTCATACCCATCAGGCGCAATGCCCCGTCGCAGTGCTGCATGAGCACGGGTCTCACGCACGGCCCGTGCTAGCGTTGTTTGCAAGTCAGCATCCAACGATGCACGCTCATCAGGCGTGATGAACCCAGCCCGTTCAGCCTCACGCACAAATCCACGTGCTGCTGCAGTCTCGTCGATGACCTGCGTAGCCAGTCGCTCACCAATCGTAGGCCGTGCAATGTCCTCTGGTGGTGGATTGCCGATGGCAACAGTGTCACGACTGCGCAACTCTTCACGTGCTTGACGTGACGCCTGCTGACGACGGAAGCCTGAAATGCCTGCACCTATTGCACCTGCTGCAACTAGTGCAGGTATCGCGTTGTCACGCACAATCTGTAGCCACGTGCGGTCATCTTGTTCAGGCTGCGATGGTGCGGTGCTGTAGAATATCAGCCGACCATCTGTTGTTTCAGCCCAATACCCATCAGGCCCACGCAGTGGGTCCGCCGAAGGCGCCGGCGAGGCATCACTACCACCACCACCACCACCACTACCACTCACACCAACACCAGCACCACTTGCTGCTGCCATCGGCGCAGCAGTTGGTGTTTGTGGTGTAGGTGTAGGTGTAGGTGTAGGGGTTGTTTGTATTGTTGGTTGTGTAGGTGTTGTTTGTGTTGTTGGTGTTGTTGGTTGTGTACTCGCCTGCCCGTGTCCGGGCCGCACCAACTGCAGCGTGCCATCTGGCAACTCAATCCAGTAGTCATTGTCACCGGGTCGTCCTGCCAATGCATCAAGGCCACTGAATGCCAAGTCAACTGCAGCACCACCTGCAATGTTTGCACCAATGCGTCCTGCAGTGAGGGGCACTGTGACAGGTGTAAGTGCTTCTGCAACATTGATTGCAGCACGCACGGGGCGTGGTGCCTGTGCAATCGCAGCACCAATCTGTGCAGCACGAGGAATGAGACCAGCGGGCACACCTACTACACTGCCACCAATAATCTGCGCAAGCGCAGCACGCGGGTCCTCCGTCAACGACACGTCTTGTGTGCCAAGCAGGTTGTTGAAGAAGTCCCCCATGCGCATTGATATGTCAGCAGCACGTTCGTTGCCGAACATGCCTGCAATAGCAAATGGTGCCTGTGGGACCTGCGTCACACCTCGCAGCATGTTGCGGAAGTCCCGCCAGTCCAACCCAGGCAGCATGCCTGCGCCAATGCGCACGTTGTCACTCATTGTGTTTGCCTCTACCGCTGCTGCTGCTGCTGCTGCTGCTGCTGCCGTTGCCGCTGCATGTATTGACGTGCCCGTTCGATCACTTCATCGTATGGGACAGAGACAGTCTCTCTGTTGGGCTTTTCAATCACGATACGACGGTTCTCAGCCGTATGGAACCTAGAACCCTGCGGCAGTCGGCCCGCTGCTATCTCTCCAATGATGTATGTAGTTATCTGTTCATAGTTTGGCCTGCCAGGTTCAGGTGGCAGTACCCTCACCACGCTGCCAGTCTGACCTGCTATTCTTGCTTGTTGCAGTGCTGCAGCACCGCCAGTGCTCGGCGTGGCCGGTGGTGGGTTAGCACGTGCAACATTGGGTTGTGCTGCAGGTGCAGGTGTGCTAGCAGCCGGTGCAGGCGCGTTAGCGGGTGGTGTAGGCATCTCCGTTGGTGCTGCAGGTGGAAGTGTAAAGTCTGCAGGCGTGCTAGGAAGTGGTACATTACCAGGGCGAGTGGATTCAAGCAATGCACGCTGATTGGCAATCGCAGCACGTAGTGCATCTACAGAGTTTTGCAGCCTTTCAAGTTCCTCGCGGTGCCCTGGAGGTGCACTACGTATAACATCTTGGCTCAACATTACTCGTCCCTGAGCATCACGCTGTATTTGCTGTGTGGTAAGGCCTGCGTTAGCAGCGGCTTGCAGGAGTTGATGCTCTTGCCTAAGCAGATTGGCTTCCAGTTGCAACAACCTATTGCTTGCAGCAAACCACTGTGACATTGTAAACGCATTGCGATCCCTGCCAGCATTTGTTGCCTCAGCGCGCCTCTGTGCTGCTTGTGCAAGCGTGTTCTCAATATCAGCCTCTCGCCTGCGCACATCCAACCCAGGCAGTTGGCCTATAGTAGCCAACCCCTCAGGTGTAATCTGTTGACGGCTCAGGTTGAACAGTGATGCATAGGTTGGGTTCTGCAACGCAACACGTGTGACTTGCGCATCCTGTCCACGCCTAACAGTGGCATCAGCCATTGCCGCAACCTGTTGCTGACGCTGCATGGCTTCACGCAAGAAGTCAGCGTATGCATTTTGTGCAGCAAGTCGGTCTCCTAGCGCACCAAGACGGTAGCCCACCAACATGTTGGGGTCACTGCCGCCAATGCGGTTGCCAAGAGTAATCTCTAGCCCAGAAGGTTGGAATGCACGGTAGTCAGGTATGGGAATGCGGTAGGCAGTGCGCGGGCCAGTGCCGGTGACAGGCACAACATTAGCATTAGCGTCATCGTCATCGTACATGCCTAGTGCTCCTTAGAACAGGAAGCCGCCAGCGTTCGCACCACCAACTGGGTTGAAGATGCTGCCAAGGTTGTACCCTGCTCCAACAGTAGGTGTAGCATTCTGCCTACGCCATGTGCTAAGCACACTGCCGAAACCACGTAGGGCTTCACCGAACTGATCCAGGCGAACTGGCAGGTTGTATGCACTAGTGTTGTATTGTGCTTGCTGCGGATTGAAGCCTGCAGACTGTCCACCACGTGTAGCGAGCATGGCATCCAGACCTTGCGACACCTGACTGGGGCCACGGAATGCCTCACCTGCGTCACGTGCGATAGGCAGCAGCCTCGACAAGTCAGCCATGTCGCTCTGCCGTTGTGCTGCTCGCCGTTCCATTGCCATCGTTGGACCCATCAGACGAGCACGTGCCAATGCAGTACGTGTGCCAGCCTGCGCACCACGCCCTAGTGCATCAAGTGCTGCTTGCACAGACGTTCCTTGCCGTATGCCACTCATACCAAGCAGTCGTGCAAGGTTGTTGCGGCCCTCTACCGCCTCAGCAACGTTCTGCTCAGCGAGTGCAGCAGTCACACTGTCAGTGTCATCTCTGCGTGCTGCCATCTCGCGCATGATGCGATCAGCAAGCAGACTGGCAAGGCGACCACGACGGAACGTCTCAAGGTTGCGTTGTACACGGTCAATCTCATCACTCGTGTATGCTCGCCGCTCGCCAGCATCGGATGCACGTCCAATGTTGGCAGCAACCTCAGACGGCTCAAGTACCCAGCCTAGGCCAGGTACAAAACGGATGCGATCACCACGACCTGTCGTGATGCCCGCCGTGCCGAGTGCGCGTTGTAGTTCCAGTTGCTCACGGTTGATGCGGTTCTGCTCTCTAGCAGCACGGTTGCCACCCAACAGGCCCGCAAGTGAGCCACTTAGACTTATTGCTGAACCAATGAGTCCAAGCATTACAGCGTGCTCCCCAATCCGCGACGATCTTCTTCACTATTGCTGCGTTGTGGAGGCACGAATGCCGCTATGCGTGGGTTCTGCGCACCTTGCAGTCGGCCACCACGTGTCAGGATGTCACCAATGTCAAAGAAGGACTGACCAGCCAGTGCATTGTATGCTGCACCAGGGATGCGCTCATTCAGTGTGTCAAGGAATGACTGCTTCTGTGCAGCAAACGGTTCAAGTGAAAACGAACCACCTGGCATGTAACTCTCTGCAGCATTGCGAGCACGGTTGCGGATGCTGCCAAACTCGTCACGAAGGCCTTGTAGTGCATTAGCAACAAGGCTGCTAGCCTGCTGCCTGCCTGCTTTCTCCAACTCACCAATCCGCTGCAATGCTCCGGATATGCCCATCTCAGTCAGATTGCCACGTGCCTTAGCACGGTCTATAGCACTCAACGCTTCATCGCGTTGTGTGTTCAACACTCGGTCTATGATGTCACGTCCTGCAGTATCTGGAATGTACCGCCATTCAGCATCAGGACCAAACAGTGTGTCCACATCACGCAAGAAGCGCTGACGGCGATCTTGCGCACCTTGTTCTAGTGCAGCCTCAATCAGTGATGGACCAAAGTACTTTATAGGCTGCGTATCAGTGTCGGGCACAGCCTGTGCTGTACGATTGAGGGCTTGCTCGATCAGGCTCATGTAGTAGTCCTGATCGGGAATGCCTCGACGTGCTAGCATGTCAGCAGCAAGACGTCGAGTGTCCTCGATTGCCAGCGGCAGTCGCTCATTGCGCAGCGCACGGTCTGCTGCCTCACGCTCACGACGAAGGCGCTCAGCAATCTCTGCTTCACTCTCACGTGGAGGCGCTGGCTTGGAACGTCCACCACGAAGCAGTTTTGATAGCCAACTCATGTCAAGCCTCCATCACAAGATCACATTGGCAGACATTGTGAACGCTGCACCACCACTCAGCACAAAGCGAACAGCATTGATGACTGTGCTAGAACTGCGATGTCCAGTGCCTTGACGGTGGTTCCAGCCATCAGTTGCATGCAGTGCGCGTGTAGTCCACTGTGCAGACTGTGCCCCTGCAATCCCTGATGACGTAACACCAGTAAACAGCCGCACAGAACCGTTGAAGTACTGTGGTGACGCAACAGGGATTGGTCCTGCCAGTTTCCATCCTGATGCAGTGCTGCTACCTTCGTATACAGATGCAGCATTGTTCAGTACTTGATTTGAGTAGAGGTAGCCAGTGGTGAGGTAGGTTGCACCGTTGTTAGTTGACACTTGCAGCAGCAAGTCCTGTCCTGCAGCAGCCGGTATGAATTGGTCAATCTCAAAGTCAATGGTTGGACGTGCTGGCAAGTTAGGCACTTCCAGCACAGTAACAGATGTGCCAGACAACCTGCGTAGCACAAACTTGCCTACAGCCGGATGGGATGTGTCAATGAGCATGAAGCATGACGCAGTGGTGTTGTACACCACAGTCATGACAGCATCGGCAACAAATCGCCATCCTGGCACATCTACTAGAGATGTCCCATTCCACTCACGAATAGGCGTTGCACCCTGGTTGTTGACATTCAATGTTATCGTAGTGGCTGACGCAGATGCCGAAGCGTTCAGCCGCATGCGGAACACCTGACCATTAGCGTACGCGATAGTTTCAGTGAACGTGAGTGCATACGCTGTCGGTGATGGTCGTGTGGTTTGTGTAACCAGTAGCCGTTGCAACTCAGTGATTTCATCACGAGCATGTGCCAACTGGTTGCGCACTGCCGACTTAGAGACAGGCACATTGTCAATAATAACTGCTGGATTGATAGCGCTAGTCATCGGCGCACGCCTCCAGGTATGAATGCAACATTGATACTGGCCAAGGCAAAGTACGTCATGGCATTGCCTTCAAACTCAAAGGAGGCACGACGAAACTTACTCGGCCAGTTGTACAACTGCATGTTGTTAGTAGGAGCATCTGCTTGTACCACGTTGCCACCAAGGCCACCAATGGATATCGGTACGTCCGACTCCGTGTTCACAGCGTCACCTGCTTCCGTGCCTAGCAAGTTGGTGTCAGGACCAGCAGGAGTTGCTGTCACTTCAAACGTACTAGACAACGCCTCAGGTTCAATGAGGTCAATGTACATACGAACAGTGAGTTGCGTGTTAGGCGGTGGGCCTGCCATGCACTCCAACATCATATACCGCGAGTACTTGGCTTGCATAGGATTGCCGAAGTCTAGCCAAGGCGTTCGCAACCTAAATGGAATAGCAGTACCACCAGTCAACCCTGTTCCACGCCAGCCCTTGCCGTCACCAAACAGTGTGCCGTCACTCCATGCTTCTTCGTTAGGAAGCAACTTGTCACGGTAAGGGAACAGCACATTGCCTGTGTTGGAGTACCTCCACACCGTGTGGCCTTCAACAAAGAATATCTCACCTGCCCCACTCTGACACGCTGCACGGTAGGGCATGTTGTCCAAGTACCCCCACCGGTCAGCAGGTGTGACGCCATCTTTGATGAGTGTGTACACGTTGTTGTCTGTAGAAGGCACCACGTTGTTGGTCTTAGGCAGGAAGAACATCACGTGCCCATCAATGCGGTTGTGAACTGCGAACACATTATGTGTTACTGTAGCATTGTTGAGCCGCCGTATGGCACGCTGCATTGTGGTGTCAATGTTTGTGCTGACACGCTTTGGTGAGAACTGACCTGTGATGATGGTGCGCTTCATGCTCTCCACACCGAGGCGCGACAACACCACTACGTCATCACCAAGTGACACAACACAACGCCCAGACAACGCACCAATGCCTTGCAGTCGGTCCTCTACTTCTGGCACATGGTCGTTGTTCTGGTACTCACCCAGTTTGACGATCAGCACCTGTTCATCGAAGAATACCAACAACCGGTCACGGAACGATGACACTGCACGAATGACTGGCGAGCCAATATCTACGTATTGACTGCACGAGAAGTTGGTTGCATCGTTTGGTGGTGGGTCACCGAAGAACGTGCCCGCCGTGCCTTTGGCTCCAATGAACAGCGTGTCAGGCTCAAACTGCGTACCTGCAAGTACTAGGTAGTTGTTGAATGTCGTGCAATGACGTGCGCGAGGCACGTTCACATTGCTGCCTGTAGCCAGGTCCTGCAGGTAGTTGACTTGGTTGAATGCATTGACAACAAGCGGCTTGTCAATGCCATTGACGATGATCAACTCACCAGCAAACTGTGTGAACTCTGCATACTCCGTGGTGCCCCAACCATTAGGCGACCCAGGACGGCTTTGTGCGATGTTTTCATCCCACAACAGGCTTACATCACCACCACGAGTGATGCGCCACACTTTGCCTTTGCGAGATACTGCAATGATCGCGTTGTTGAAGAACTCACATGCGATGAGTTGTTCATCAACGTCAGGAATACGTGCTACTTCGTGTGTGCCGTAACGAATATGTGCTACACCTTGTGTAGTGACAAGGATGTTGCGCGCATCAATGAGGAACTTGCTCGGCAGGTTAAGTGCACTGTCCTCAGTATTCAACCCACCACTAAAGTCACGTGCTGTGCGTGTGACCAGTCGGTTGGTAGGCCTGATGAGGTTGCGCGTTATCATATCTCATGCCATTGGTCTGTGCCATATGGGGCACGTGGGTCGAGTGCCAACGCAGCATTGTCATGCATACGCCGCAACTGATCCAGTCGGTCTATAAACGTACGCTGTGCAACTTCTACTTCTGCAACGTTGGCACTGTCCGATGCTGCATACCGCACCACCACACCATTGATGAGGCAGATGTCATCAAATGGCACTGGCACAGTGTTATCTACAAACAAGTTTGGTGGGTCGGACCGCAGATGAATGTGCAACTCTGAACCTGCAGGTGTCACTGCATTCAGTGGGTGTACACGGAACACCCTAGTTGCATAGTTAGGATGCGTCACTGGTAGTGGTTCAATAAACCGTGGGCGAGTGCCAGCAGTCACCAACTGTGAGGGCGACACACCTGCACCGAGTTGCGGCAATGGAAACGAGTCACGCCCATACCGTACCTCTCGAATATCACGGAACCCTTCACGCAGCGCAGGCAGCGCTACAGTCACTTGCCCAGTAGTGCCATCCAACACACGTGTGTGCCATGACATGAGATGGTCCCACCACCGATCAGTGCGAACCATCCCATACACCTCTTCAATCAACTCAGCGATGTAGTCTTCGCTGTACAACTGCGTGCCTAGCCCCGGCACTTGCCGCAACTTGCGGATGATGCGTTGTGTCAAGTCAGGCACAGTACGGAATGGCATGCGTTATCTCCAAAAGGACCGTGCAGGTTGCCCTGCACGGCCAAGTTGGGTTCACCCAGGGAGACAGGTATCAGAAGAACTGCGGAGGACCATGGAGGTTGGTGTTGTCCACGATGTAGGCGATCTCGAACGTGTTGAAACCGTTCGGGACCACAGTGCTCGGTGCGTAAAGTCCGCGCACATCGCTGTTGTTGATAGCCGGAGCCGTGTCCGCAGCCAAACCTGCCGCGAATGAGCCAGCGTGGGCAGACGCAGCACCATTTTTGGTCTCGGCTACCATCTGCACACCACGGAACGGAAGGCCAAACACATCACGCCAACCCACATTAATGGTAACGCCGGCGGTGGCATCCCACTCGATGCGGTCAACAAAGCGAAATGCTTTGTTACCACCCACAAACGAAGTGCCGTTCAGAGTAATGCGTTCACGCATCCTCTGATTGAGGTAGTCACGGCCAATCACATACACAAAACTGGTAGCGGCTCCGGAAGCTGTAAACCGAAGGCACCGCCCGAATGGAGCCATTGCGTTGAGACGTGCAGCCGTCAGCGGAATGTCCACTCCACCAGCAGTGGCAATGGACTGAGCAGAAAGGAACCCAGTGGCACTGGCTGCTGGGGGTGCACCAAACGACACACGGATGATGTCATCGCTCTCAATGCCAGCGATGTAACCCATACGCGGCACATAAAGTTGCGCATAGGTCGGCATGAACTGTGCAACTCGACGAGTCATGGCGTCACTCCATCAACAAAAGGGTCAGCATTGCGGGTGTTGCGGGCAACGAACTGCTCTAGATCGAGCGTCTCCGATTTGGCGATCACTTCACCCGTGTTCATGTCAATCAGGTCTGGGTTGTCTACCAGCCCAAGCGCGGCAAGCCGCTCACGACTGTCAACACGGATGGAGTGTCCCTGCGGGAAGTACACGTCGAACACCTCAGGCAGTCTCTCCGTGACTTCCTCACGGACAAACTTGCCCTTCGTCTCGCCCTTTGCCTTGACATACCGCATGTTGACCACAGTACGGGTCACATTCTCACGGCGCTTGATGGTAAAAGCAGGTCGCACCTTACGAGTAATCTGCATATCACACCTCATTCCGAAGGACAGCATGCGTACGGAAGCACTTCCACACACAGAACTGCCCTTGCCAAATCACACGACGACCGATGGCATCAGTAGTCCATGGTGCCGTGAGGTTGACAACCTTCATGTTCACACCGTTGAGGATGTGTGTCCGCAAGTACTTGCTGTTGATGAAGTACGCACGGTCAACTGGGCAGTCCTCGTCGTACATCATGGTGATGCCATTGTGCATCACACCCTCAAAGCCAAGATCATACATGGCCTTGCCCTTGCTGGACGCGTCCATAGTGATCATGATCTTGTCACGCACCGCCTGACGGTAGGTGCGGTAGATGTTGCGGCCAACAAGGATGAGGTCCGGCTTGTCCTCCTTAAACTTGAGGTCCATGAGGATATCGTCGAATGCCTCTTCGATGTTGGTCGCATCAAGGCCGCCAGCAAAGTTGTACGACGATGTACGCCACTGCGGCTCCGCAGCACGTGACAGCCCACCAAGCACCCCGGTGGTCGGGTCATCTGCAATGAGTGCCTGCAGGCCGAGCGGGTCAATGCCTGCACCAGCACCATACAGATACGACGAGAACAACTCCTTGATGGACTCAATGAGCACTTCCATCTTTGCAGTGAGCAGTTTGAAGATTGCTGCCTCACCAGTGTTCTCGTCAATCTCCTGGTTGCTGATGATCATCGTGCCAGCAACACGCGACCACCCGTAGCCGACCGTGGTGAACTCGCTGGTCTGCGCCACAGGCAGTTCATCGTAGTACTGGTACGACGTGATGTTGGGGTTGCGACCAACGGTGAGCGGGTTGGTGATGTTGGCACCACCATTCTCCTTCTCAACGCGGTCGTTGGCAACACACCATGCATAGAGCGCATTGCTTTTGGCGGATGCCATGATGAGTTTGCGGCGGGACTTGTCCATCATCGAGTTGATGATGGTATCAAGTGTACCACCAGCAGCGAACTGTGAGTTGATAGCCATCGTTCACTTACTCCGGAGGGGTTAGACCTGCTTCACGCATTGCTTCACGGACAATATCGCGCGTCGAGGCATCTGCTGACAGTGCTGCTCGACGCGGTTCCATCGTAGTCGGTGCGTTGGTTCGCACCGGACCTCGCGCGTTGCTTACCGGCTGACGTGCTGCACGACGTGCTGCCAGTTGCGGACGCAGCGGTTTCGATAGATCGAGATTGTTCTGTAGCGCATATGCTTGAAGTTCAAGCACCGCCTCGCGGTATGAGATATCGTGGCCTGCCTCTTCAAAGGCATCCATGATATCGGCCACTTCCTCATCGTGAACCGCGGCCCAAGGGAAGCGTGCAAGCACTGCTTCACGCTCTCGCTCAACTGCTTCCTGCACCGCGCGTTGCATTTCCGCTTCGCGCTGCTGGCGCTGCTGCGCCTCAGTGAGCGGCCGTACCGCGTTGTCCAGCATCTTCTGAATTGCCGAAGTGTTGATGCTGCCAACGAGGTCCTCTATATTGATACCTGCTGCCAGGACCTGCGCAAGTACCTCTTTTGCAGCCCCCACAGGATCGCGCTTGAAGTGCGCAATCATCTGCATGCCCATGATGGCTTCGTTAGGAGTCAATCCGAGTTGTGCAGGTAGTTGTGCAGCAGTACGCAGACCTTCCAACTCCGCGCGTGTGGTTTCCAACTCACGCGACACACGCTCTAACTCTCGCTGCGCTCGTTGCCAATTGCCATGGAAGCGTTGAGCAGCGCCACGGAGATTTGCATCTCCACTGGACTGCTGCGTGTTAGGCTCTGTACTAGCAGTGTCTGCACCCTTTTTGCCTTTGTCGGGCTTGGTGGGTTGTGCGGGCGCAGCAGTCTCAGCATCACTGGTGGTAGTGCTGGTGTCCTCACTCTGCGGCGCTTCATTGGTTGTCTGCTCCGACTCCTCACGTTTGTCCTCATCATTGAGTCCAAACGTGTCGGCCAACTTGTCGTCAAACGTACCACTCATTGCAGTTCTCCTGGGTTACCCTGTTGAGCCTGTAGTATCATGGGCAGCGCTTCTCTGAGCGATGCCCCTCTAGACAAGGCCAAGCCTAGAGCCTGACGTGCTTCCTGAGGAAGTGCATCAATCTGTGCAGCAACATCTGTGCTAGTAGTGGTGCCACTAGGCGGAGCGTTGTTACCACGTTGCAGCGCCATCGTGGCCTCTTCCTTGATCCTTTGGAACGCATCAGGTGGCAGATGCAGTTCATCAAAGGCTTCATCGAACAGGTCCATGATGACACCAATGACCACCGAAGGTGCCATCTCCACAAACTTGGACAAGATGTCTGCAAGTTGCAATGCTTGCTGCTTCTTAGCCTCACTGGTTGGCTTCTGTGTGGAACCACCAACCACACGGCAACGCAGAATACGGCGCAACTCCGACGGAGGGTACTGCCTCCACTTGGCTGCCTTGTCTGCTCCAAGCACGTTTTCTACGTCATTGGGCGTCATGAATTGCCCAACAAGGAACGCCAAGTCATAGAACACCTTGCCAAAGAAATCTTCAATGGCATCAATCTTCTCGTCCAACCGCATCGCGGTGACGCTGTTGTAGTTCTCGATTGCCTTGTTAGTGGTGTTGGTCTTGAACTGTACATTGCGTAGCACGTCAGACACACCACTAAGGCGATCAATGGCTGCAAATATTGGCCCCTTGTCGAACAGTGGCAACACCTTGAGTAGCGTGTTGGGCTTCTCAAGGATCATGTCACGCAGCGTCTTGCCTTCAGGTATCTTGACACCTTGTGCAAGGTTGTTGCTGCCAGTCAACCACTTCTCAACACTCTCACGGTCCATGCTGTCATCGTACAGGATGTTCTCCTTCACATCCTGTCGAGCACGGCGGTATTCGTCATTGATCTCGTTGATGGCATCCTGTTGGTCAAGGTAGTACGTGACCGGGCTGCGTGCCATGGCTGACATAGGCGTGGTGTTGTACACCAATGGACGCATTGGGAAGAAGTTGGGCAAGCCGTACGGGTCCTGCTCTACCCATATAGGCCACGTCCAATCGTTGTTGGCATACAGGAACACACGCCGCGTCACCTTGTCCCAAATCATCCAGCACTCTGTGCGGAATGCCTTAGCAAGTTGCTGCGTGTCACTGTAGCCGTACTGGTGTGCTTCCACGTCCTTGCCAACTTCAAGGAAGTTGTCATCTTCCGCACTGCTTGATGATGCAGTCAGCACGTGCGTAGGCTTGTACACTGACTGCACCTGACCATCTTCACCCTTCTTGCCGTACTTAGCATTGAGATATGCAGTCGGGTACACACAACGCAATGCCATCCATGTGGCATCGCTGAAGTCTGGCGAACGTGCATCAGGGTCAACTAGCACATTGTGTGCAGGTTCAAAACACACAAACGGCCCAGCAGGCTGCAGCACGTCGAGTGTCTCCTCAAGGGCCATGATCTTGCCCTCAATCTCACGGATGGTCTTGGCATCCTCTGCCTTCTCCAACTCCGCAGTGAGGGTTGCAAGTTCTGCTTGTGCTTCCTCGATGCTGCCGTTGCGTTCAGTGTAGCCATAACGCAGCCATGCAAGGTTGTGCAACTCAGCAGCCAACACTGCTTGCTTGGCGTGCACCTTGAGGTTGATGCCTGGTGCTACGTCAGACCCAGCCAACGTGTTGAGTAGGTCCTCCATGACGCGTACATAGTCTTTGTATTCCTCATCAGTACACGTCATCTCCACTGTTGGGTTCTTGGCGTACACCGCAGGCATGATAGCCCGAATGTTGGCGTACACGATGTTCTCTGTCTCTGCCCACTGCGAGTTGCGGCGGGCTGACAGGTAGCGATTGCCGCTGCGGTTGTTGCCTTTTTGGCGATACTCCCACTGGTTGTGATTGTAATAGCGTGTCGCTTCGTCCCAACCGTCCTCAAATATCTGCCGTGCGCGCCGCGCGCTGCTGATGCGGCCCTTCCACAGGCTACCATAGTGCTTGCTGACAAGCACCTTGGTGTTTGGGTCAACACGATACACCGGGCCGGGGTCAGCCTCCTCACCAAGCGGGGCTTCCTCATCCAGCATGCGAGTCAGGTTGTCACTCATGATGCATACCTATGTTGGCGGCTGCTTACAGCGTAATCGTCAATAGGCTCCTCACCCCAACGCAGCACTTGTGGGGGCACTTTGACGGGCCTGCGGTGAAGCAGTCGTGCTGGTGGTATTGGACCATTCAGCATGTAGCGCAAGCAGTCCATGCTGTGGTTGTCCTTGTCGATAGGCTCGTCACGCTGCTCCTCGCCATCCTTGCGCTGCTTCCAGCGGTACTTCACCATCTCATCAGTAATGAACCGCAGGTGGTCAGCGAAGTAGAGCCGTGGCGCACCACGCTGCTGCGTGAACGGGCACACAACGCTGTTGCGTCGTTGAAGCGCCTGCTTCACAACGATAATGCCTTCAACGATGGCGTTTGATGCCGGACGCATCAAGATGCCATGGTCAGCGAACATTGCAGCGACCGAACGTGCTCCACCACGCATGGCAGCGTTGTTACGCCGGAAGCATGATGGGTCAGCACGGATGTCGTCAATGGGATTGAGACCATTGGCTTCGCGTATCTTCTTGATGCGGTTAGCCTGTTCCTCAATGGACAGGCCTGATTCATAGAAGCCGTCAACAACCATTATCTGCTGCCGATCATCTGTGCCTGCCAGCAGGTAACATGACGGCTCTGCAATGCCGAAGTCGTACGCTTCCAACACACCGGGCGTGTAGCCCATCGTCTCCATGTCGGCCAAGTAGTCCTGCAACCACTTACGCGGCTGTACATGTACTACTGGATCGAACTCATCGTACACTGTGCCTTCAAACGCAACCCACTTGCCGAAGATGTATCGGTCACGGAAGCGTCCAGTGTATGTAGCGAGCAGTGTCTTCACATAGTCTATTGGCACATTCTGTGCGTTGTCCAACGTGCTCGCCTCGAACACGTCAACAATGGGCACCTTCTTGCCATCCACTAGCAGCGGCTTACCGTCGAGGTCTGTCTCACACAACAAGTTAGGGTTGTCAATGCCACGACGGAAGTCATACAGTGGCTTTACAATGTGATCATACACCCAACCAAGTGCAGGGTTGCACGTCAGGATCATGAACCGTGGGCCTGTAGCAGGCATGGTTGGGTCATCGCCTGCATACTTAGTGCTGCCGCGCAGGCGACCAAACAACTGCAAGAAGTCGGCATACTCGATCTCTGGGTCCTCAATCTGGTCAACGATGATCCAGTCATAGGATGCCGATAGCAGGTTGCTGCTGCTGTCACCAGCAGTGCCGTACTTCTGTGCAATGTAGCGGAAGTCAACAATGGTGCCGTTGACCATCTGCCACGTGTTGTCGTTCTTGTTACCGCTCTTGATCCATGATGGTGGGCACCACTTGAAGAACTCTCTGCGTAGTGTGCTGTTCAACTTTGGATACGTGGCGCGTGCCATTAGCCCTGTGCTGCCAGGGTAGTCACGGATCAACTTCAACGCCTCCGCCACAGCCGCAGTTGTCTTGCCATTGCCAAAGCCTCCACCATACAGCCGTATCTTCTTACGGCTGTTGTGGAATGCTTCTGCAGCGGAGCCTGCAACTATGACATATGGACGATCCACTACTGCACACTCTCCCACCACCGACGCACGTCAAAGCATGGGCACGCCTTGCGCACATTTGGAAAGTCACGATGCCCTAGCACCTCAGCATCAGGGAACACGCCCTTCAATGCAACAACAAGTGTACGCATTGAACGCTTCTGTTCTTCTGTCCGTGTGTCCTTGGGTTGCCACGTTGTGCGGTCCAGTCCGCCAACGTAGCAGATGCCGATAGTGGTTGCGTTGTGTCCACTCACATGTGCACCTGCTTGTGACACAGGTCGTCCCAATTCTACCGTACCGTCAAGACGGATGACATAGTGGTAGCCAATGCTGGCCCATCCCAACTCACGATGCCAACGTTCAATGTCTGCAGCAGTATGTGGACGCCCCTCAGGCGTAGCACTGCAGTGTATAACAATGTGTGTTATCTTGCGCATGATGTCTCCACCAACACCCGTGCAGCCGCTGCAGCGATGACTTCATTTTTGGTTGGCACACGTTCAGCCGCAGCATTGATTGCATCATAAGTAGCCAATATGCTACGTGCAACCGCGCAGCGGTCCTGTGTTTGGTCACTTGTGACACACCCAACCAGTAGTGGGGCAACTACAATAACGCGCCACATCACTTACGCACCTTGTCGTACACACCCCACACGATGCTAATAAGCACTGCCGCAGCACCTGCAATCTCTGTCAGTGCCGTACCCATAGTTGCTGCCTCCTCTGACGTGATGTACCCCAGCGACACGAGGATGCTGCCAACTGCTGTGAGTACATGACGAACAATGCTTTCAATGACTGCACGGTTCACATTCATCACTCCTCGTCAGTTATCACTAGGCCTAGTGCGACGGAGCAGACGCAACTCTTCTTGCATCAACGCTACCTCACGACGCAATACTGCGATTGCTTCACGTGTCAATGCCATGTGGTCCCCAACCGCTTCTTGTCGCGTTTCTAGCGACGTAATCCGTCGTTCAAACACTGGGACTACATATGCTAGGTTGGACAGCAACGATGCAATCCACAGAAGCAGTGCCAACGTGATACCACCAATCACCGTAGTTAGCACGGCGCGGATTGGAGAGTTGGCAGCGGCTACAAGCCCTTTGCTCAACTCATTCATTGTGAGTATCCTTCATTGGAACGTCATTCATAGCCGCGATGCCTGTAAAAACAGATTGTCCACCTGTTCGGTGGTTAGGCCAAGCGATTGCGCCATCTCTGCGATCAGCAGATCATCGCGCCACCACTCGGTTGCGTCCTCATAGGTGATACGGACGGCAGGCGGAGCGTCGGCGATGAGGGCCTCAACGGCATCAAGAAGCCCAGCGTTGAGCAGTGCAAGACGCGCTTGGCGGCGCGTCACGCGATGAGGAATGGGCGGCGGAGCGTTTCGCAGCGCTTCGATCTCGGCAACCTCAGCGGGGGTCGCGTCGCGGACGCTGGTCTCGCCGGTGGCCACGTTGATGGACTGGACTTTGGTCATGACTTCTTCAGCCCCATGACGACAAGACGGCCCACGTTTGCAGTAAGGCTAACTGGAAATGTGATCCTAAGCCCATCAACCCACCCAGACCCGCCAGTGGCGCGACAATACGAATGCATGCAGTGCATAACGTCACTGTTGTCTTGATAAAAAATGGTTGCTTGCAAAAATGCAGTTTGGTTGGATTCTGTCTGAAAGATGGTAATGTTTGACACTAGTCGCTCGGCTCTAATGCCTGCAGTGGTAATCTCACAGGTTGAGGCGTTTGTTTGAAATCCCGAGTTCACTCCAGTCTGAAAAACACTCAACCGAAGGCGGTTGTAACCAGTCGAAACAAGGGACTGATTTCGATACACTTGCACAACCACGTTTGACAAAGAGTTTGCTGTTGGCAACACATTGAGTAGGCGAGCCTCCACCAGATAATAGTCTGCCAAACTGAACCCAGTGACATCAATCACTGCACTGTTTGCGATGGCAGCATCAACAAGTGTAACCCATCGATCACCAGCATCAACATACGCCTTGCGTGTGGCGTGATTGGGGTCGGTCGGGTTGGAGGCGGGCAACGTCAGTGGGCCAATCACTGTGACTGCACCATCGTCAGTGATGGTGAACAGTTGCATGGGCGTGCCAAACGCTTTGACCACTCGAAACACTGGCGCGTTGCCTGCCCCGAACGTCTGCCAGAAATACCCATCTGCATTGTCGCTGGCGCGGCGCGAAATCAGCCGCCCGCCTTCGATGTTGGTGTCTGCGCGATCAACGCGGAGGTCGCCGCGTGTTCTAGCACTAGCATCTACTGTAAGTGAAGTGTTGACTGTGACCTCAGCATTTGCAATCCGCACACGCTCTGCACCACCAGTCACTAGACCAAACGTGTCACCAGATGCATGGTAGAGCCCTGTGTCGGTGTCATTCTTGAACTGTAACGATGGCGCTGAGGTTGTCCCTGGTTGCAAGATGAGTGTGCCATTGAGTTGTCCACCAGTCTGCGGGTAAGCGTTAGCGACTGTTGCTTGCAACTGCCCACCAATGATACTCAGCCCTGCGCCTACCGTAATTTCTTGCACAGGCCCCACACCCGAAGATGCGCGGCCAACAAGGCGTCCAGACGTGATAGTAAGTCCAGAAGTTTCAACAGGCCCCGCTGCTGCTAACTGACCGCTGTTGATACCGTACTGCACAATGTTACCAATGCTTGTACGCTTGGTGATGCCTCCTTGCACTGCAGGCACCAATTCGCTGCCTGTGAGTGTGCTTGTTTCAGGTAGTTGGGTGATTTTGACCTTGTTAGTCATTACGAGAACACACCTACCAACCCAGAAGCAGCGTCAGGATCGAAGAGGGCAAAGCCCTCCGGCAGCGAGAACTGTGTCTTCGACCGGACGACGATCACTGCACGTTCTGGTTCGTCTTCAACAAGAGAACCGATCCACGGACCGAGCACATGCATCCCTGCTGATGCAGGAGAAGCAAGCCACGCACGGACCGTGTCAGGGTCTGCTGTGAGCGCAGCTTGCCAATAAGCACCATTGTCCACAGACATTACAGCCTTGTCTGCTGCACGCTTCTCAATAATGGTTTGTGTCGTCATGCTGCTACCGCCCATCCAGGATACATTACAGCCGTGCCCTGCGGATACAGACGCACTCGGCGAACATGCCATTTGCCTGCACGTGGTGTGATGATGTATGTCCCTTCTGTCACTACTTCATCAGGACGCCATTCTCCCCCTTCAGTGTCCTGCACCAGCACATCATACATGCCGTTGGCAGCAGAAAGAGCAACAACGTCAGCAACGCGTGTGCTGAGTGCTACTGTTCCGCTTGGCGGCAGGGGAGGCGAAAGAGTTTCACTGCCAAGTTGGCCATGCGGGAGGCCTAGGCGGAACGCGAAGTTAATTGACGTCTCTGATTGCACTGAGAACCTGATTGACGCTGTCATCTTTGCAGCATTTGTGTCGGTTATAGTATGTACGAAAGACTTCTTGTTCTCTTTCAGACGGCTCGCACTAAAGCTGTCAACTGAAAAACTCCTAGAGTAGAGCCATCCGTTGCTTGCATCATACTCATCAAAAACAATACTAACACTTGAAATGCCATTCATTGACCCGGACAAGCTGCGCAGATACAGGGAATACGCATGAGTCTCTTCAACAGAAACAGACCAAAAGTGGCTAGAAACGACGTTTTGATAAAAACGAATTGCAGTAGAGTTTGCAGCGGTTCCCTGAAGTCGCAGGTCAATATAAGGAATACCGTCTTCTGAGCCGAATCCTTCTACAAATATACCATTCAATCCCGCTTGGTTCCAGAGATTCCAATTAGTTGGCAAAGCTCCTCCAGACTCAATCTGGCCAACCGTCCCACCAATCAGCCTTGGATTTGGGATCCTGTTTTGAGTTGTCGGCTCAATAAGCAGTCCAAGCGAAGAGAGCGTAATCGGGTTGTGGTCGAACCTTGGCATGTCTGTGTCTGCTTCAATCAAAGTGCCGGTGCTGTCGAAGTACACACCCTTGCTTGCACGAGAGAACGTGACACTTGCCGGGAGCGCGTTGTTGCGGAAGTCAGCTTGGAACAGGGCGTATGGACCAATCGTGGGACCTCCCATGCTGACAGACGACAAATCAGCCCAATTCCTATTGGTGATGCCAAGCGCAACAAATCGTGCACCAGTTGTTTCGGACAGAACAATTTCACCACGATAGAGCGGTGTCAGTTCACCAATCGGCGAACCATGCACTGTTCTGTTGACAGATGAATAGTTTGGGTCAGCAGGAATATGCGGCCGTGCAAGGTCCTTTACAATTGCCATGTCACACCTCTGCGTCAATCAGTTTTTGCAGTTCAGGGATGTGTCTCTTGTCCTCAATGACAATGCGGAAGGTGGACTCCATCTGCTGACGCACATCAATTTTGTCAGACGGCTTGTGTCCACGACGGTCCAGCACATCTCGTGCAGCAGTCAGTGCAATCTTTTCGTCCACACTGTCCACCAGCTCAGTGAGACGTGTGGCAGCCTTCTTCTCCTTGCTTGCCAGTATCTGCTGCACCTCGTTCTCAGCAACACGGCGTGCCGCTTCAATGACTGAATGCTCCATTGACTGATACGCCGGAGTGCGTTTGATTTGTGCAACTTGTTCTGCACTAATGCCAAGCGCCACACCAATCTCTGCATCAGAGATGCCACTCGCCGTGTACGCAATGATGGCTCCATATACAGTCAACTGTTGCGGTGTGCCCGGTAGGTCAATCAGTTTGCGACGTGTGCTAGCAACTAGACGTTGCGCCTCACGCATTGAGGGCACACTGATACGTTCAAATGAAGCAGCCGGGGATGGCTGCACAATGTTGCCATCCACTATCAATGGTGTACCAGGAAGTGGAAGAGTCACCTGTTACTCCTCAACGGGACGTACAGCCCGTGTACTAGGATTGCCTCTAGCACGTTGTCTACGCTGCTCAGCAGCAATGCGACGTGCTTCACGTGCTTCAATGCGTGCTCGTGCAGTGTTCTCACGCACTTCTTGACGATGTTGACGTGCTGTCTCGCTGACTTGTCGTCGAGGGGTAAGAGTTTGTGCAGTAGGCTGTGCAGTTGGCTGTGCAGAAGACGTAGGTTGTGCAGCAGTTTGTGCAGTAGGAGCAGGCAACGCAACTTGGGCACCACCGCTGCCACTACCGCTTGGTCCATTGATGCGTGGCACTGGTGCACCTGCAGCAGGAGGTGGCAACCTGTCATCTCCACCACGCATCATTTGCTGCAATGCACGCCGTTGCAATGTTACACCAAGGCGTGGAGCCATCAGTGCAAGTGGGACAGGCAATGGCAGTATTGGAAGAGATGATGGATCAGCCAACTCTGGTGTGGCTGCCATCAATGCTTGACCTGCAGTACGGCGAGGAGGAGGAGGAGGTAGTTCAGCGGACTGCGGTGTGTCCGCAAACTGTGGCATCTCCGCATCATCATACTCACTTCTTGGTGCTGCTACAGGTTGAGCAGCATCCTCTTGTGGAGTTGCTGGCGGAGGCATGGGCAGTGAGCGTGCACTTCTGCCACGACGTGCAGTACGTTCAGCAAGCCGATCAACAGCGTTGTCCATGCTGAACTCTGTGCTCTGCTCACCACGGATAAGTGCGAGCATTGCACGGTTCAAGTTCTCTGCTGTCATCGGTGCACCTTGGCTGCGCATCATTTGTGCAGCCAAGGCAGCAATCTGCTGTGGAGTTTGTTGCATTACGTCACTCACAGTGGTGCTCTCCTACGGTTGACATCACCACCGAGGTTGACTGGATAAGTAACCGGTGCAGCATTGAACAGTTGGTCGTAGATGCGTGCGTTGATAACAGCCTGATCAGCTGCTGTGGTGTTTGCGTTGTAGTCAACACGAGTCTCTACAACACGCAGACCACCATTCTGCTGCGTCAGTGGAGCACCTGCTTGTACACGTGCATACTGTGCAGTTGCAGTGGCACCAGGGGCAGCACCATTGAGTGCACGCATTATTGCACGCATAGTGCGATTGCCCTTGGCGGCAAGTCGTAGAGACAGCATACGCTCTGTGCTGCTACGTGCAAAGCGTGGTTGGTACGCATTGGGAGTGTTGCCCCAGAAGTTGGACCAACCAGTGACAGTTGGGATGGTGAAGGACATGTTGTGCTCCTATACTGCAGCAGTGAGGAGTGTGTGTGTGTGTGTGTGTGTGTGTGTGTGTGTGTGTGTGTGTGTGTGTGTGTTGTACTGTGAGGAGTGTTGTGTTGTGTTGTGTTGTGTTGTGTTGTGTTGTGTTGTGTTGTTATATTATATACTACACACAACACACTAAACCCCCCCCCCCTTGTGTGTGTTGTGTTATTATTTACATACCCCGTTCACGACCCCTTGTCAAGGGGGTATAATTGCTAAGGGCGGCCCGAAGGGACGCCCCCCAGCAGATTCCCTCTACTCCCGCAAATAACTCCACACAACAACACACAACAACAACAACAACACACAACAACACACAACAACAACAACAACAACAACAACAACAACAACAACACCACACTACCACAACACACTACCACAACACTACAACACACCAATGCACACACTACCACAACACACAACAACACGGCGAGGCGTGACACGTTGCGGTGGGCATGTGTGTGTGAGTGGTGGTGTGGGGATGAAAGAGTGGACGAGAGGATGAAAGAGGGGGGTGGTTGATATGCGCCGCGGCTGGCACGCCTCACAAAACACCCCCCTTTTGGGATTCAGGTCAAGGGGGGGGATATGTTCCTAGCCTAGGACTATATTCCTATGTGCGGTTGGCTGCATGGTGAGTGTGGGAGTCGAGGGCGTTGGGCGTATTGTGCGGTGCAACATGATTTTGTGAATGGTGGGGTTGGGCGCGTTTGCTGTCGTAGAGCATCCATCTACCATCGCGCATGGCAAGCGCTTGCTATGCACAACATGTGCAGCGCTGACGTGACGCTTGACGTTATGCGCGTGCCATGCTATGTGTTGCGTAGCCTGGCAATGATGCTAGGTGAGTGAAAGGGGAAAGGGAATGAACGCAAAGCGTCAGTGGAAGGCGCTTTATGGCGCTTTCCGTGATGCCCTCAAGGGTGAGCCGCCCGAGGGTTACGGCTACGTCCATCCGGACGTGGCCGCAGTCAAGGCCGTCTATGAGACGGTCGAAGCCGACCGCGTGTGCGCAGGGTTCGCCCTGCGCCATGCCACGCGTTTGGCAGTGGCCTACCACAATTCATACCCAGGGGGCTGCGCTCCCGGGGCCGAGCATACCATGCCCCGCTATTGGCGAGGTGAAGTAGGCCGTCGGCTAGGGGTCAAAATCCCCGCCGGGGGCTACGGCCCCACCTATCTCACTCGGGCTGGGTTGCTCGCGCTCGAGCGCGAGTTTGCTGCATCCGTTGGCTTTAACGCTGCTACAGTCTTGGGCAACAACACCTGAACATCGCCATTTTCAATACTGCCGCCCCATGCGGGCGGCTTTTTTTTTGTCCATCGCGTTTGACACTAAACGCGCACCATGCTATGTTCACCATGCGTTGTTTGACAAGTGAATCGGACCGAACGTATTGGGCCGCGCGCGCGGTCCGATGCGACACTCGCGCATG